CTGAGCAAGTCTGTTGCTAATCTTGGTGTTGAATTAGCAGTACAATTGCTAAAAAGACAGGCGTGAGAGTAGAAAAATGTTCAAGAAGCTATGGAAAAATTTTGGTGTAGTATTAAGTGAGCCGAGTACTTGGCGAGGATTGGTTATGATTCTTATGGCTGTTGGTCTTGGTTTAACTCATGAGCAACAACAAGCGATTATCATTGCAGGCGTTGCTTTGTCTGGTTTAATTGGAGTATTCTTCAAGGACGGCACTGATAACAAGACATCAACCAGTGAACCTATTCCAGAACCAATAGAGCTTGATGAAAAATCTGATTTAAGTGATATTATCGACAAAGGACGGTCATGAGAGTATTGACATTCTTGCTTGGATGTAGTATTCTGTGTGGGTGTGTGCAAGTAGGACCAAAGGATATTCCGATTAACAATTGCCCTAAGCTATCTGTTCCAGAATGTCCAAAGACCGAATGTCCCAAATCAGTTGAATTACCCCCACTTGACAATCAGATTCACATTAAAATTGATGAAAAGAAAATTGAAGCCGACGCGGGCGGTGAGAAATTAATAAGAAATTACGTCTATGCACGGGAGCTTTTGCGGTCACGTTAACCGCTTGCTCCCATTCTCCTCTCATCCTTGATTGTGATGAAAAAACCACATTGAGTCCCGATACATACACCCCAATTTTACTTGACAAAAACTCAATCAGAAAAAATTGGACACTGGACGATATGGTACAATTAAATTACAGTGCTCATACTCAATTATCATGTGATTTTGGATGGACTAACCTATGGGAAATACCAAATCAGAGAAAATTCAAATTTTCATTTGAGCAGCCCACAAATCAGTAAATAGATACATGAGCGATCATTATCAAACTTTAGGAATACCAAGAACGGCCAATGCCGATGAGATTAAACGTGCCTATAGAAAGATGGCAGCGCAATATCATCCAGACAAAGGTGGCGATACTGAAAAATTTCAAGAAGTACAAAAAGCCTATTCTATTCTGAGCGATCCACAATCAAAGGCGCAATACGATAACCCTCAAGCTCAATTTAATATGAATTTTGGTGCTTATGGTCAAGAATTTAACTTTGAATCAGTATTCAATATATTCAACCAAACAAGATTTCATCAAGCCCACGCTCAACCAAGAAGAACACAACTAAAATTAACTTTATGGTTGACAATTCAGGATGTCTTTGCGGGTGGTCGTAGGCCGGTGAGCATCGGAACTCCCCAAGGTAACATTGTCGCAGAAATAGAAATACCGCAAGGCGTAACGGATGGCGAAACATTGCAATATCCTAATATTGGGCCTGATGGGAGCGATGTCATTGTTACATTTAGACATCATGTTAATCCACAGTGGAAAATAGATGGAGCCAATGTCATAACGGAACACGAAGTATCAATTTGGGACTGTATATTAGGAAAACAAGTATTCATTCGTGGTATTCAAAACGAAACTATGATGTTGACAATTCCAGAGAAAACTAACCCAGGATCAATCCTCAGAATGCGAGGCCAAGGCTTGCCGATTCGCAACGGTGTTGGTTCTAGAGGTGATCTGTTGGTGAAAATAAAATCATCTATGCCCACTCATATACCGGAAGAATTATTAAATCTAATCAGATTTGAACAAAATATTTGATTAGAAACCAAGGAAGTGATAAAGTAACTTCACGATCTCAAAATAGGGAATAAAATGAACCATAATCCAGAAATCAGTACAATCATCGAACAAGCAGTAAAATTAGCAAAAGAAAAGGATCATGAATATGTTCTGACCGAGCATATGCTTTTATCGCTTATCAGACATGCGCCATTTAGAAAACTATCTGCTGAATACGGTGTAGACATTGACAACATTGATAGTGAGATTGATTCCTATCTTGATACTATTGCACCCTATGCCGGATCAAATAGCAGTTATCAACCAAAAAAGACTAATGCGCTTGAGCGATGCTTTAATAGAGCATTAACTCAAGTATTGTTTACTGGTAGAAGATCAGCCACTACATTAGATTTATATCTTGCATTATTGGCAGAAACTAATAGCCATTCGCATTACTTCATGCTAAAGCACGGATTCACTAAGCAAGAGTTTATATCACATTGGCAAAAGAATTATAAGCAAGATGCTGTAAAGGTAACTGATACACAAGCTCAAGAAATCCTTGAAGAATATTGTGTTGAATTAACCGCCCTTGCAGATAAGAACAAACTTGAGCCATTGATTGGTCGTTCGGATGAATTAGACGAAATGATCACTGTGTTGGCAAGACGGTTTAAGGCGAACGTGTTACTCGTCGGGGAACCAGGTTGCGGTAAGACGGCAATAGTTGAGGGATTAGCTCAAAAAATTGCTAACGACGAAGTGCCAGAATTTATAAAAAATCATCAAGTGTGGTCATTGGAAATTGGCACATTGGTGGCAGGATCAAAATATCGTGGTGATTTTGAGGAAAAATTCAAGCAAGTAATTTCTGCTTTAGAAACAAAAGAAGATGCCATTCTTTTTATTGACGAGGCTCATACTATGAGAGGAGCCGGTTCTGGATCAAGTTCCAGCTTAGACTTCGCCAATATGCTTAAACCAGCAATTACCAAGGGAACACTTAAAGTGATTGCCTCTACGACATGGGAAGAATTTTACGAATCATTTGAAAAAGATAGGGCATTGATGCGTAGATTCCAAAGAGTGGCTATTGACGAACCAAATCAAGAAACAACAAAAGAAATCTTACGCGGACTTGCACCAAGATTAGCACTATTCCATGGTGTTATGATTGATGGCGAAGCGATTGATGCAGCCGTTGAAATGGGTAGCAGATATATTCATGATAGGCATAACCCAGATCGTTCAATTGACGTATTGGACGGCGCTTGCGCTTACGAACGAGCACACGACGTATCTAATGTCATTGTAGATAGAGAAAAAATTATCTCTCAACTAAGCAAGCTGACATCAATTCCAGTAGACAGGCTTCAGAATGAACCCACTGAAAGAATTGTTGACCTTGAGGATAATATTAAGCAAAAGCTATATGGCCAAGAAGAAGCGGTTAACAGTGTTCTTGAACGGATTTACATTAACTTCAGTGGATTAGGAACTCTGACAAAACCGATTGCGAGCTTTTTGTTTACCGGCCCTTCTGGGTGCGGCAAAACAGAATTAGCCAAACTGCTTTCTGAACATCTTGATATGCCGCTTCTTCGGTATGATATGAGCGAATATCAGGAAAAATTCAATGTTTCAAGCCTAATTGGTTCACCACCTGGATATGTTGGATTTGATGACGGACAAGTAGGGGGAGGCAAACTAATATCGGATGTTAGCAAAAATCCATACAGTATCATTTTGTTTGATGAAGTTGAAAAAGCTCACCCAGATGTATTGAATATCATGTTACAAATGCTGGATGATGCAAGAATTACTTCAAGCAATGGCAAAACTATTAGCCTAAAAAATACAATCATTATCATGACATCCAATCTAGGCGCAAGAGATAATGAGCTAAATAATATCGGCTTTGGTACTCAATTGGAAAAAACTGGGCAAGAAGACAAGGCGATGAAGGACTTCTTTAAGCCAGAACTTCGGAACAGAATAGATTGTGTTTGTAAATTTACTAAGTTAGACAAGTTGGCTATCAAGAAGGTAGTGTTGAAATTCATTAAGGTTCTACAAGATTCACTTAATGATAAGAACATCAAGCTAACACTCAGCGAAGCAACTATTGATTTATTGGCAGAAAAGGGATTTGACTCAAAACTAGGAGCAAGACCCATCTCCAGAAAGATTGATGAATTAGTGAAGATTCCGTTGAGTAAAAAAATCCTATTTGAGCGACTATCTGATTGTTCATTGAACGCAGATGTGGTCGACGATAAGATTGAATTTACAGTGAATGATTCTGTTTCAGAACAATTACTGATTGATGTGTAAGAGAGAAAAATGACTGATTCAGAAAAATTGACCTATTTAATTGAAAAGATTGACATAATGTCAAATGCTATTGACAACGAATCGCCCAGTATGCTATTATGGGAACTCAGACGAGTTGTAGAGCAAATTGAAACTTGGGAAAAAAGCTAAATAATGCTATGGCACAAATAATCTCAAACACACTTAAACTAACTGTTAGCAAGATGATTGCTAATAACTCATCTGAATCAGATATTCTCACAGAAGAATTGGTTGCTCAGATTGAAGCAATCGTAGCTGAATTGCTATCTGACAAGGACCAAGTTCTCATAGAATCTGAATTAGAATGATTACCTCATACTCTCTTTTAGATAGAACTGTGCATGGAGTACCGTCTGGCAATTATGACGGTAGCTCTATGGACTTTGATGGTAATGCTGTAAAAGCAGCAAATTATTATCAGGGTCTTGGTGATCTACAAACGGTAATCATCAGAGTACAGGAATTTAAGGGAATTATTCGGCTCAGAGCATCTCTTGAAACATCTTGGCAAAGTGCAATGTGGTTTGAAACAGAAGAGTTCAGAGCATTGGATATTCCTGAATCTGGTGTATTTACATTTACTATTCGGGGAAACTTTGTTTGGATGAAAGCTGAAATCGTTGGCTTCTCCGAAGGCATTATTGATTCAATCACTATAACGTATTAAACATTGGACATTTTAGTTATTTTAAGTGGAAGATTTCATCCTTTTCATAAGGGACACAAATCATCATACGATCTATTAGCAGATGAATTTGGCGAGGACAGTGTTTACATCGCAACCAGTGATGTTCAAGCTCCTGTTACCTCGCCATTTTCATTCTCAGATAAAGTAAAAATGATGACCTCATTGGATATTCCAAGTAGTCATATCGTAAAAACAATAAATCCATATTCCGCAAATGAAATAACAGACAATGTCACCAACCCAGAAGATACTATTTTGATCTTCGCAGTGTCCGAAAAGGATATGGGAAATGAAAAACCAAGATTCAAATTTGGCAAGAAAAAAGATGGTTCTCCTACTTATTTTCAGAAACTACCAGATGATTTAGATGATTGTTTGCCCATGACAGAGCATGGATATATCATCACCATTCCCACTATTGAATTTAAGATTCTTGACAAAGAGGTCACTTCTGCCTCTGAATTAAGAAAAATGTATATTGACAGTGATGATAACTCAAAAGAAAACATTATCGTTGATCTATATGGCGAATATGATCCGGCTATTAAGGAAATATTTGATAAAAAACTTGAAGTAACAAAAAAGGCGGCTGATATGGCTGCTATATCAAAAGACAAAGAGGCAGTAAATCAGCTATCTGAAAGCCAAAAACAGCGATTAAGTGATACACTTGAAAGCATTCTACTGGCTGAATCCAAAGTAAAACTATCTCCAATCGCACCAAAAACCAAATCTAACAAAAACTACCGCTCTGAACGGTAAAAATTTAACACGTATACCAATCTGTGCGTAAATAGATTTAACGCAAGTTGCGTGTTCTATACAACAATTTTTAAAGAGGAAAAAATGACAGAACAAACACAAGAACAAAATAATCAAGGTCAAATTCAAGTAAATGTTGATTATTTAAGGGGAACAAAAGTTGCTTTTGCGATGCCATGTTACGGTGGAATGTTAACTGAATCAACATTCATGTCCTATATCAAGTGGGCCAACGCAGCGCGTCAATTGGGCATTGATTGGACTCTTGAAACAATGACAAATGAATCATTGATTACTCGTGCAAGAAATACACTAAGTGCTAAATTTCTTGCTAATAGCGACGCGACACACTTGATGTTCGTAGATGCAGATATAGGATTTGAACCATGGCATCTTATGGTTATGTTATGCCGTGATGTTGATATTATCGGTGGTCTATATCCAATGAAGTCTATTCCGGTAAAGTGGTGTGTAAATGGTTTTGAAGGAGCCGAAGAAGGCCCAGATGGACTTCAAGAAGTATCTAAAACTGGTACAGGATTTATGCTAATCAAGCGTCATGTTTTTGAGAAGCTAAACAGTCACCCAATGGTTAAACCATTCAATAATGACATTGGCCTACCACCCGAACTAAATCAATATATGAAGACATATTTTGATACCCCTGTTCGTGAAGGTAGGTTCTACTCCGAGGACTGGTCCTTCTGCGAATTGTGGCGAGATATTGGTGGTAAGGTGTGGGTAGATAAACGAGTTCTACTTCGCCATTCTGGTACTTATGTATTTGATTATCAAGCACAACAACAAGTGTATAAAGATTTGCATCTGATTTATGCAAATGAACAGACAGCAAACGAGGCCACTCAGGTGCCGGCACATACGCCACAAGCACCCACTGCAATCAGTGAAGAGCGAGCAGCACCTCCTCCTGCGGTTGAATCCAAGCCGAAGAAGAAGGCAGCAGCCAAGAAGAAGAAAGAAGCATAATCACTTCTTAATAACGAAAAGGGCGATAAATTATCGCCCTTTTTCACATCAATCACTTGACAAATCATAAAAAGTCGAATACAATGGCATTTGTTCAATGAATCAGATTGGAGATTAAAATGAAGCACAAACATTGCGAAACGATTACGGCTTGGGCGAATGGTTCCACGATTCAGTACTTATGCCCTCCTGATTATGATAAATGGATTGACGTGACCACTCCTAATTGGGACGAAGAGGATGAGTTTCGCGTAAAACCAAGTACAGAAACACAAGTTGAATCCGATATTGACCTCATCCTTGACAACTTTGATTTTTGTAGAGTAAATGATGCGATGACGTTTCTTAATTGGCATTGGTATGGTATCGGTATTCCTAGTACTGATCAACTTCGTGACCGAGCAAGGGAGTTACTGAACGACGTTAGAGATAGTGTAAACAAAAACGCAGAGAATAACTCAGACCAAGCAGCACATTATTTTATTGCTACCGGTGGATTTTACGCTGATGGTTCCAAGTATCCAGATAATCCCAAAATCTATCTGAGATTAGCGTTTCAGATTACTGAATGGGACAATTGGGAGTAAAGACACGATGA